CTGAAATTGGCTGAGAGTAGGGATATCCCCATGTCCCTGACGGGCCTACATAACCTGCATCTTGAGGGTGCTTACCGCTAACCGAGAGGTAGCTAGCCCTTAGTATCGAGTCATCAGCAATATTCCAGATGAATGTTCTAGTGCAGTTTGCAGCCTGACCGTCAATGCCACTGAAATCATAAATGACAGATGATGTCTGAACGTGCCCGGTGGGGAAGTGAACGTTATTCACATTTACTTTACTTTGATTCAAAGCCCTTAAGCACATCCCTCCAGTTGTAATACTAGAAAGTTGATCAAGCTTATCGGAGTTCGACAGAGGAATATCCTTTAAGTAGTAGTAAGGCTGAGGGGTGTAGCTTCCTCCTGACGAGAACTTTCTCGCAACAGTAGTAACGTTAGTAATCCCCGTAAGGTTGTAGTTAATATCAGAGTTATCAAGGAACGCATTCGGGTAAAACTGAACTGAACCCGCACTTACAGATGATACGTAAGCATCCGTTCCGGCATCGCTAGCCGTCAAATAATCCAGCCTATCTAAATTTATTGCAGGCCCATATACCCCGTAATAAGGACTTGCTGCATTAGACCATCGATCATGGTAGGAGCCAAGATCTCTCATGTTGATGACAGATCCATTGTCCGCAACAAGGCAAGCTCTAGTCGAGTGCAACTCAACCATGGTGTGATTGCTCGGATCCTCCAGAACAAAGGAGGAGGCTAGTGTCATGCCATCCTCATCACTAGGAGGCGTGATATTAAGTTGAGAGTTATTATCCACTAAGACATCAACACCGAACCTAGCTATAACTGTGGGACCTTGTAAGTAGAACGTTGAGTTATCAGTTGCATACAAACCTGCTCGCCTATGTTGAGCAGTATTTTGATTGGATCCAATAACCTTGTTAGCATATTCACCCGACCCTCTAAGGTAGACCTTTGAACCGTTCTTTGCCGCAATAGCTTCCCCAAGGCAAGCCTCGCCAATATCACCGTTAGCCATAGGGTAAATTGCTGCGTGAATAGCGTCCAACTCAGAGGAGTTCAGTACAACGTTTGGCTTCGCATCATTTCTAACACTTCCGTTTACGTTTTCATGATAAATTCCATGAGTGCCGGAAATAAAGAAACTCTCATAAAGATTAGGCATGGAGCTTGCGTACACTGGCGCTATCTTAGAATTTATAGCATTGATTGCTGTTCCATTGTTTATCAGAGTTACTTGATGCTGAAGATAAGAATCTTTTGCCTGAGAGTATACAGAGCCACCTAAGTAACCAGAGTAAACATCACTATTGTAAGTGAGCTTACATCCGTCAAGTTTTAAAGCATCCTTTTGGTTACCATAAGCCTTGAAGTAATCAAGAGATAACTTACTATTTGTAGCATCTAAACCAAAGTAATTCCCGTATAGAGAAAGCCTGCCAGAAAGATCGACATCACAGTTCTCAAGCCTAGCCCCTGCTTCAGTATTCATCTCAGAGAATACTTGCGTAGCATCTTGCCAACTTACCGCAGCCGACCCATCAAGTTCTGTCCTTCCTCCGCTTAATTTACAATTTACAGCGTGAATACCAATGTCATTTCGAGAGAGACAGTATAAGTTCTCTTGAGAAGGAGCAGGTAAACCTCCTGTATAGTTGGATGCTTTGTAAACTAAAGAGGAGGCTTGGGAAGATTTCTCAATGTCCCTATTGTATGTGGAATCAAATCCTATGTTAGAATTTTCCGCGTAAATCCCCGCTCCGTAACTACTAAGTGACGAGTAGTTGTAAATCTTGTTGCTGTAGTCTAACCCTACCCTAGACCCACCCTCATATGGGTAATTTCTGTAAGATACAAATCCTCTAAGAAGATTAACATCAGAGTTAGAGACGTATAGCCCAGCTTTGGTACATCTAGAGGCCGAGCATCTCTCAAGGTTTACAGTAGAGTTTACAATCTCAATGCCCTTTTCTTGTCTGGATAAGAGGTGAGTTTTTTGACCATCGACAGTGAAGTTTCTAATGTAGATAGGTCCATTACAATTTATGACCTTTATAGAGTTTAGGTGATTGTAATACAGCGAGGCTGCCACTACAGTGTTGGGGCTTCCTTTGACACCACTGTCCAAATCCGCAGGAGGGTAAAGGTAGGTAGTGCCATTTATCTCATTTAGTGTACTGGCATCATAAGTGTTCAATTCTTCAGCCGATCGATATTCAACATCATATCTGTCAAAGAGCAAGCCACTTGATGCCTTGTTAAAGGCTGTATTGTCCCAACCACTTACCGTACTACTTAGGGAGGCTGTGAGTACGCCTAACTGATCCCTACCTACTCTTCTCGTAAATGAATATTGGTTCTCTAAAGCATACCGAGGATCTTGATATCTATTAGTCGTAGAGGCAATAAACTGCTCATTGCTATGGAGGAAGGAGTTAAACAGATCAAAAGTTATAGAAGGAGCGGATGCGGTGTAGAGTGAGCTAACTGCACTTGCTAAACTGTAACCCAAAGGATCTGTAGCATCAATCTGATCCAAGGTCATCGGAGAATTGCTAACATCGACTGCGCCCGCAAAAGCGGAATTTCTGTTTACAATCTCTATAGATCCATTCGGGCCAAAGATTTTATTGGATAGATGGAGATCCCCGAGGTTTCCAAAGCTGGCGACCTCTACAAGAATAGGATAATTAATTACCTCAGGCAATGCCTGTAAGCATGAACTTAAGGTTGTGAAGTACTGAGGGTTACATGAAGAGGTAGCATCACCGGAGACAATGAAAGACATACCGGTAATCGAAGATGTAGGATGCCCTAAACGCTCCCATAGAAGGTGAGTTCTCTCATCGAGATCGTGCAGAGGAAGGTTGTCCTGCTCCCAGTTATAAAAAGAACTGGCGTCATATTTGGTGACCTTATCAGTCCAGCAAACTAACAGGTCACTTGTCCCGCCTTCAACATATACATCGCTTGGGTTTAACATATTATCCGAATGATATTGTCCATCTAAATACAAGACCGAAGTCCGAGGTCTTGGTTATATTACTAAAGTATCTATAAGCGGCCAGGGTGGACTCATCATTAGCCTTACCCCTAGGATTTTTAACAAATAGGCCAACCTCGTTTAAAGATCTGTCCTCTCCGTCTCGCTGTAGCCCGTTACAGGAGTCCTCATCTATAAATATTGTATACCTGACAGATCGGTCATCGATCTTTGTAACCTTGTTAAAAGGTATTTTAGAGAATACTTGTTCTTCAACTGTGTTATCGGTAAGGTATAGGTTGCTACTAACCGTATGAAGATTACTGTCCGTTCCGGTGCCAGTGTATTCAGCAGTGGAAGATAGAGGGCCAGAAAGCTCAAAGGTCGAACTGACTTGATTCCCAGAATGGCCGCTAACCCCTAATTGAAATCTGTCAATCTGAAAGTCTGTCACAGTCTGAGAGCCAGCAAGACCATAAAGGTGAGCTAAAGACCAGCCAAAGCCAGACGTAATAACGTTGTCTTCATCATAAATAAGTTCTTCCTCACCGTTCACAATTTTGTGAATAGTAAGGTGTCCCTTCATACCTGTTTGTTCTACGAATGACTTATACATTTTACAAGAAATTAAATTTTAATATAATTGTCGGACCTTTGTTTGTAAGACCCAGGCCCTGATTTAGCCCACCAAATAAACCAGAGGTGCCTCCGAGATCTTGATGATTGAGAAGATTGTCCCACAAACTAACTTTTGAAACTAACTTGTAGATTCTGTTATTATTTAGGGCATTATAGTTATAAGGAGGATTTATACCTGAAGCCAGCATGGCGTTTAGATCCAAGCAGTAAACTCCAATATGATTTACCCCGCCATAGGCGGCTAGGGCAGCAGCATCTCCGTGTTGAGGGACTACGGCTAATGCCGTGTTTCCTGCGCTCGGACATACCGACGATGCGTTTGAGCTAAAAATAACAGACCCTCCTGAAAGCTCGTATCCTTGACCATCAGCGCCTAATTGACCATTTAAAGCACTGACTTGGCTAACGTTGACATAGCCATTCTTATCCACCACTTGGTTTTGATTATAAATACCACTAATTACAGCGGAAGTAACAAATGAAGAAGTAGGGCCAAACAGCATTAATGCCTTTCCCGCCGCTGAGGGAGGAGCAAACCCGCCTAAGACAGTCCATGCGTTACTTAGAGTGCTATCCACCCATGAGTTAGGATAGTGTCCTAGGTCAGGGGGAGTGGAGGAGAACGAAGATGCGTTTGTTGTCTTTGTAGATCCTGGCTCCAGTCGGTCATGATTAATGGCAGGGTAAGCAGGCAGGGATACGTAGGTTGCAGAAAAATGATTATGAGTTGAGCTAACAGGGTATGAATTTCCAAAACTACTCCTGGCTATAACTACAATAGCATCTCCGTTATAACTACTAACACTCCCATCGGACTCCCCGTCAACACGGTCAACTGCGCTCACAAAGTGAGCATGGAAGTTAAACCCCTCAGCATCCTTACCGTAAGTGGTAGCGTGAAAAGTGTAATTAGACGTATCTAACACTGAACTAGCAGACGACACTCCACTCAATTCAGGATTGACTGTTAAAACGTTAGTCAGAACTTCTCCAAAACCTTGTAAAAACATTATACGTCTATATTTATTTGATCGAATGGTAAGATTGTGACGCCAGCAACAGGTGCCCTTTCAAAGAAACTAGTTCGATACCTGTAATCTAGCTTAGAACCACCATCTGTTCCCATTATAGTCTCAGTCTTATTCTTATCCCTGGAGGCGAGGCCCGCTTGAGAGTTCTTGCCAGAGATATCATTGAAGAATCTTAAAATTCTTCTCAAGTCTTCCTTGGTAAGTTCCACCCTGTATTCTGGACAACCTCCTATTAGGTCGTGTGTCAGGCAGAGAGGATCTTGATACTTGCCCGTAACATAAATCTCGGAAAGCTTTTTAAGAGTTAAGTCCTGTATCTCAACCGTGTCCAAGAGCATAAATTTCTCGGTATCACCGTTAGGAACCAGGAACACTTCAATTACATACTGTTGATTCTTTCTGTGCAAAAGACTGTGATTGACTCTGTAATCTTTGGGCAGCAGCAAGTTTCTATTTATGGTGTCAAAGTCTACATGGATTGTTTCAAAGTCCTCCTTGATAAGTCTAGTCACCGGAGGTATGTTAGAATTTGGCGCGACATTATCGATACACTCATACCTGCGAGTCTGCTCAGGGTCGTCAACATCTCTAGTCCTAGGTGCTATGTCGAAAATATGACCAAGCTCACTTAAAACATTTAATTTAGTAGTCAGAGCGTCATGTTGAACCCATTTACCATGAGAATCATAAGACCACATACTCCCACTCTCGGGTTTCGTGTGTATCCAAATACCAACCTTTCTGCCTCCCAAGTTTAAGCCAGAATCGTTAGAAACTAATAAGTTTACCTTAGCCTGATGTTTGTGGTCTGGTAGTAGGAAGTTAGTCGTCAAAGGTCTGTCGGATGGCAAGCTATATTTTGCCATGTCAAATCTAACCCTAGGCAAGCCTTCTGTTGAAGATCTTGAAAGAACGAATGTATTATCAAACATGAAAATGTCATCCGTACTGCGGCGACTGCTGGATGGTAATCTAAATACGGAAAAACTGTTAGTGTTAGGCGACCCCGAAGTGTGAACCAGTTCCACTCCTGAGATACTTCCCGATAAGACTTTTTCAAAAGTATCTAGGTACATATCACTAGCCGTGCTAGCGTTGTAAGCTAACGATCCTGAGAAAACATCGCTTTGAGGTGTTAGGATGGGCGACGCCGACAATGAAGAAGTTAGTATGGAACTGACAGAACTTACCTGCTCAAAGTCGTGGTTAAAGAGTATGGGTCCAAAAGTATGAGAGAATATATTAGCACCGTCAAGATACTCTATTCTCTCAGTCATAATATGCTTATTAAAGTCCGTAACGTAGGACTTGTATAACCTGTGAAGATCTCGACCGAATGAGTAGTTGTAGTAGTCGTTTACTGAGGCAGGAAAGTCTCCTCCATATTCTGTCGCAGAGTTGGCATATGAAAGATAGACATTACTTACAGAAAGCTGATAGTCTGTCGCTGTACCACGAGTAGCTGAAGCCTCTAGGACTTTAGATTGCTCTTTTATACTATGCATGGTTGCATAAATGTCTGGAAGCTGACCACGATCTATGGTTAGATCAATATTATCAGGGAAAGATCCCGAAGCTCCGCGAGTGTTTAAGGTATTACTTACATCGTAGTCATAGTAGGTATTCCCAGAATTGAATCCTTCGCATTCGTTCCAAATACTAGGAAGGTTAACATGATCCGTAACAGAGGCATAAGTTAATGAGCTAGGAATTAACCCCAACGGTATACCGCTAATGCTTGATGCCATGTCAAAGCTAACTGGCATATTGAAGCCTGTCCTGTCATAGTATCCTGCATTCGGTAAAACTTTCTCATAGTTTCTTCTTCGTATTGTAGTCCTGGGGATGTTTACTACGTTAGCCGCGTTTAAAACGTTAGGGTCATCCACATTGTTAACATACTCTCTCGAAAGTGCCTTGCCTGCTGTTCGAACATCCCGCATATAGGTATCAAAGTAAATACCGCTTGTTAAGTGATTCCTAGAGTTCCTAGTCTCTTGCTCATTACACCTGGGTGTCACTAAAGGTAGTGAAGAAGCCACTAAACCAATATCATCAAGATATGATATTTCTAAATTTATAAGGGGTATAGCGTGAGCGGGAGTAAAGTCTTTAGCTAGCTTTGAAGCTACCAGGAAAGCCTCCCCTGTTGTGGAACTGTCTATGGACGTATTAGTGAAGTCGAATGAGCTAGCATCAAACTTTATCTTATAGTGCGATGATTTACCCGACCATAAAGAAGCATACTCAAACTTATCACTGAAGCCGCTGGCTATCAAGCCATCAAGGTTGGGAGGGTCATTGTATCCAGAAGTAAAAAGTAAGAAGCTGGAGTTTCTAACTTCATCATCGACATCTATTGCATTCTCAAGAAGGTAGTTTTCGAAACTATCTGCAAAGGTCTGAGAACACCCGAAGCACAGCAACTTATCTTTCATAAACTCGATAACTTGCCTATCCAACTCAAAATTTACATAGTAAGGATACTCTTCGAAAGGAGGGATGGGGTATGTCCTACCGCGATAGTTAAACCCTTTCTCTTGATTAGGTATTTCTCCAAACTTGTCTTTGAATCTCTCATAAACTTCCAGTAAAATCCTGTCTACTGTTAGTTTTAAGTTTTCATCCAAGCTAGTCGTAGAGTATCCTGAAACCTGCATGTCGGAAGCTAAGGATTCAGTCCAGTCATCAAAAGATTTAAAGTAAGCAGATTCTGTGGCTAGCCCGTAGTAAATTAAGAAGGGTACGTATGATTCATTAAGCTCAGTTATTGAAGTTTCAATAGGGAATTGATCCTTTGGAAGGATACCGTTGACAGCTAACTGGATAGATCTCTTAGTCCCTACAGACTGGTAAATATCAACTGCATTCCTAAGTTGGAGCCTCCACCTCTCAGGATCAGTCCCAAACAAGTCCCAGCCAATCAACTCGGCTAGTAATGGTAAAAACTCTTCAGGGCATTCAGAGATATCATAAAGACTTCCTAGCCTTTCAGACGTATCATTAATATCCTGAGCAAAGAAAGATAAAGCTCTTAAAAATTTTGTAAAAGGTCCATTAGGAATTTTACTCTCACTGTATAACTGACTCTCCAAGAACAAATCAAACCTATCTCTCACAGTGAAATCTGCTAAGTCCGCCTGTAAAGGAGAGTAAATTACATCTATCCAAGTTTTAAGATTATCTAACTGCTGAGTGCCACTAGTAAAAGTTGTACTAGAAGCTTTGAAGATGCTAGGATAGTATTCAGTGTGCCCATCTCTCCAGACAAAGTCCATCAAAGATTTAATGCCATCAACAGTCTCAATTTTTTGACCAGTATAAATCTTTTTAGTTAGCTGATCTACTACAGCGTTTGAAGGATCATAAGAACCGTTAGGTCCAGTTGTATTTAAGAAATACATCCAAGACAGATTGTCAATCAAGTAATTGTGGGTGTCGGATGCTGTATGGCCTGTTACAAAAACGGCACTAGGATTGTTTAGTGCTATACTTGGGATAAGAGTGCTTGATACGTAATGTGCAAACTCAGAACTAGTTGAGTAGTCCAGGATCGATACCCCAAGAGGGTTTAGAATTTTATCCTCAAAAGATTTAGGAGTAATATTAGTTAAATTATTCTGCTTTACAAAATAATCAGAGATCCCACTTATAGTGTCAATGCTACTGTAGATTGTATCTGCAACAGAACTGACTTGAATTAATGTATGAAAGTTATTTGCTAAATTAATATTTGCATTTAGAACTTGATCCTTAAGATCTGTTTCCTTCCCAAAATTATCAATATCATCCTCAGTAAGGTAGTTTGGGATTATGTACTTTATAGCCTCGTAATAATTAGGCTTGAAGTACTTTTGTGTAGTCAGATAATTCTTACCAGATGTCATTAGATAAACTCAGTAGATATTGAAAGGTTATTCAATTGAATAATTTCGTTAAAGTCAACTTCGACAATGTTTTCAATGTTATCCACAGTCGCAAAACGAATTTGAGGTTCTTCCAAAATATTTCTAACGAGATCTTGAGGACTGAAAGATTCACCGAACTCCAGATTATCTACGTTAAAGTAACTTAAAACTATATCGTTTGCTCTAGAGACAATGGAAGCTTTGTCTTTTTTGAACTTCCTATCCAATTTTATAGTAATATTGACATCAAGGGTTCTGATAACACCGTCAACCACCTGAGGGGAGTCAGTAATCATTTTTTTGGATTCCATAGCTTCCAACAACTGACGCTTATATTCTTGAGTAGCTTGAACTAATTGCCTATCAGTTGCTCTCTCAAGAACAAAGATATCAATGTTATTAGCAGAGGAGAAAGCTCGCCTAACGCTGGTTGTGGCTTTTCCGGTTGACCCGTAATTTGAGGCAAAAGTATTTGCAAAAGTCTTATAATCCGCAAGGGTTACTAGACGACCTTGAGATCTAAACTTTAGAGGACCATACCTTTTAGCCCTGGCGGCACTTTCAGCTTCAGCACCTCCAGTACCCACAGAAGTGTTTTGAATATTGAAAGTGGAAGCTTCTCCTGTATTAGGACCATTCTCAAGTTTTACTATGCCATCTATCTCAGCATTTATGAAGCCTTGAGGAATATTGCCTCTACTACCCCCGCCCACTCTGTAAGTTACGGTATAGCTGTCTCCCGCAGCAGGAGCCTTACCTATGGTATTGTCCCCAAACACTACGGTGGCTGCGAAGTTATCGTTGCTTACAATCTGAAATACCTTATCATCAGAGCCTGAAGCAAAGTAAATGTTATCCTCTTCTAGGTATACACCATTTGTATCCGAGTTGCCGTCGATAAACACTTGGGCGCTCTTTTCAATGTAAGGTGACTGTGAAAGCTTGATAGACTTCACTGAGTCGGGGCCATTAAAGGTTCCCTTCTCGACAACAAAAGCTCCCTCTAAAAGTAGGGCACTCGTTATTACTGGTGAAGTGGTAGGAGAAAATGTAAAGTCTAAAGAGTCAGTATTGCTCTGAAGGTCTATGCTGCCATCTCCGTTTATCCTGTAGACAGTGTAAGTTAAAGGGCTGCCATCTTCGGGGGATGTTATCGAGATCGTTCTCTGGCTAGGGCCTAGAGTAATTCCGCTGGCATTAGTAGCTGTGGTTACAGAAATGGAGGCATTAGCTGCGGCTGCTATCGGCCCCTTCATTCTTATGCCAATTAACTCCATTAACTTTTTAACACTAGCTCTTTCGCGAGCAGTCCTGATAAAACTTTCATTTGCGAGATAATCGGACTTGTGAGATTGTATATGGCCGATAGCAGCCATAAGTTCAATCAATAAGATACCAAAGTCAGACTCATTAAAGTTGTTGTAATCTAATGGGAAATTTGCTTTAGTGTAATCTATTAAATTTTGTCTAAGAGTTGCAAAGTCAGAGGCGGCAAAGTCTATAAATCTCTCTTTGCTCTCCTGTTCACTCGGGAGAAATTTTAAAAAATCAGACTGAACTGTTCCACTAAAAGCCATTAGATTCTAACCTCTACATTGAAATTGACAGCCTGAGAATCCCTTAGACTGACAAAAAGTTTAGCTATCAAGTTTGAACTTCTTGTTTCAAAAACTTGAATTTTATCTATCTGAAGTATGTCCAAATATTTACCAACTGACGATTCAATCTCATCTTTTAACAATTTAAAAGTGCTTTGATCTAAAGGCTCCATCAAATACTTCTGAAGATCTGCCCCAAAGTCAGGAAGCATAAACCTCTCCCCTCGGTTTGTTCTGACAAAAGAACTCAGCATGTTCTTTACTAAGTTCATACCACTAGCCTTGGAGAAGTACCCATTAGAGTTCTCCGCCTTAATAGGATATTTGAAACCCTTAACGTAGGCATCCTTTAAAGTGACGTTGGTCTTAGGCTTTGAACCTATCAAGCTCCCATAAATGTCTGTCTCTTCGGGTATCGTCATATCTATAATTTAATATTCTTAAAGAAGTTTTTAGTGGCGTTATAGTTATTTAGTACTTCTGACTGACTAAGGGGTTTTGAGTAAAATCTAGTGCATCCAAGATACCCTTGAAGCCCACTAACCTTTCCTCCATAGGTTCCGCCCATAAAGCCACCATTAGGATTTCCGTCAGTATACCCACCTCCTAGGATCCATGGAGTAAAGTATTCATCCCTCTGAGGGCCATACTTAAACGCATCAATAGAACTTCCTGTGATATTAGTTGTGTTATATTCAAAAGAGTTCTCATTGGGGATTGATGGGATTAATGGAGTCTGCTTTCTTGGATTAACTCCAAAAACATCAACGTAACTAGAAGTTACTAAATTAGTTCCATCCAGGTAAACTTTGATTTCATCTCTAACTGGATTAAGTGTAACTGAGATCTGGCAGAACGAGCTAGCGCAAGAAGACAGTGAGACTGAATTATACGTGCTAGAGACCGGGATAACCAAACCTTGATAGGATGACGCTGACTCACAAGACTCAGTAGTTAACTTATTGGAGATGAATCCTGCGCTAGACGAGTCATAGGACTGCGTTGGTGCCAAGACTAGAGCTACATCTCTAACAGGGTTATCAGCCTCCAAGTTACTAGGGACCGTAGACTGTGTAAATCGACGGTCTCGACTAAACCCTAAAATCATACCTCTTGTAACCCCAACACCATTATCCATAGACATATTTAAAATATCTTCTTGAGAGTTTTGATTAGAGCCTAAACCAGTATTCTCATTCGCTAAGATTAATCTATAAAGTCCAGAAACTTGTGAGTTTTGATTATAGGAGTCTGTAGATGATAAGTCGGGTGTATGCACCCAGGTCTCAAAAGTAGCGCCGTTTCTACTGTAAATAAGGTCTTGAAACTCCTGCTTCGGGGGTAGTTTAGCAAAGGTTCCGGCACCAGAGACAAAGCC